TGTCGTCGTAAGTGCTGCCGTCGTTTTCGGCTTGGTTGTTAATCGCCTCGACAACACTGTCGTCGTAAGTGCTGCCGTCGTTTTCGGCAGCGTTCTGTGATGCCAGCATTTGCGGAGACAAGGCATCCCCATCTCCGCCCATAGTCCAGCCGTACTTTTCGACTAAAATTTTGTCCACGGCATCATCCCTAGTGCCCTTACTTCCGTCAACCGCTAGACCAGCCTCGTCGTAGGTACTGCCGTCGTTTTCGGCGTTGTCGTTCATTGCGTTGATAGGACCGTCGTCGTAGGTGCTGCCAGTGTTCGAGGTGCTGGACGCGCTCTCGGCGTTGTCGTTCATTCCGTTAATAGGGCCGTCATCGTAGGTGCTGCCAGTGCTCCCAAAGCTACTTTGCTGAGCGGCATCCAAGGAACCCACACCAGCCTTATCAGCCTGCAATTTTGCAATGTCTTGTTCACTCGTAATGGTAGCGGGAACTTCGTCGTAGGTTCCGTTTGCCATATCATCTAATACAGTTTTTTGCTTTTCATATTGGCTGCCAATAAAAGAACTCTGCGCGGCATCTAAAGAACCCGTACCAGCGGCAGGCGCGGCGGTCGCTGTAGTAATTGAAGGGATTTCGTCGTAGGTACTGCCGACGGCAGAGCCAGTATTAGCGCCACGGCCTGCCTCGCCCATATCCATGTTGGAATACGACGGAGAGGCGGTCGCCGTGGCACTTGAAGGGATCTCGTCGTAGGTGCTGCCGACGGCAGAACCAGTAGCAGAGCCAGTAGCAGAACCAGTATTCGCCCCACGGCCAGCTTCGCCCATATCCATGTTGTAATACGACGAAGAGGTTGAAGCGTTATTATTGTCATCGCCATCGTCATCATTATTACTGCCAGCGCCGCCAAGTCCGACGCCGTTGTTATACGTCGAGCTACCAGAGTTCGCGCCAGATAAATCCAATGTTTGACCAGCTTGAATGTTATCTACGTCACTGATGTTGTTCTGCTGTGCCAACTCTTGCACGGACATATTGTTGTCCTCAGCAATCTCAGAAAGCGTCTGACCAGATTTAACTGTCGTAGAGTTATTGTCGTCGTTGCCGCCGCCGCTGTCACCGCCACCAGAGGTGTCACGAAGAAGGCCGCTTGCAAACGATAGGCTCGGCATGAATGGATTGTATAAGCGGCTCATGTTAAATCCTTTCTGAACCATAGTTCGGGGCGCATGGACCCGCTTTTTTTCCTGATGCCCGAAGCAGTCGCGTAGTCCGGGTACTTGTCTGATAAAGTCCGTTGTATTGTTCTAACGAACTTGAAAACTTCTCGCTTAGGCGCGTGGCAAATGAATTGACAGAAGTGAAGGTTTTGACCTTCATCCCGCGCAAATACCTCATCGCCATCAAACTCATTCTTCTGTATCTCTTCGTCCGTTAAAAAGGCGTATGTGCATATGCCTTTGATTTCTTTCCCCGGCTTGTACGCCACGTACTTGTCGTTTTTGAGGGCGGGGAAAACAGAGTTCTCAAGCAGAAAGATCGGCTTAGACTTGTAATACTCATCTGCTTTAAACAGGTTCGTTATTACTTCGACCTTATCTCCCCAGCACGTCAAACCTAGTACCCCATTCGTTTCTTCATCATCTCATCCACGTTGTAGAACTCAAGCATTCCAGTTTTGGGATTGAATGAGCCAGCGCCGCCGATGTCTTGCAACAACTTCATCGTGAATGGAGATGCGTGAACCATCATACTGTCGCCATTACGTCCCTGCTCAGAAAGCGTGTCAGCAATGGCCGCCGTTTCCTTACGTGTTTTGATCGAAGTCCCTGTGTTTGGACCGAATATTTCTGCTGAAAAGGCCATTTTTTTCTTCCTTTCGGGTCTTATTAAAGACTGTAGTTATACCAATGGGGCGCGTCGTCCCTTATGCGGAAGACGCAATCAGGTCTTGTGCCGACGACGCTACAGCACTTGTAACTCCATCGACTGAGTTCTTAGCTGTAGCCTCAGCGCCGCTACGTGTTCTTCGGGCGAGCTCTCTCTGAATTGCAAGAAGTGCAGCCTGCGCAGATTTGTATTGGGGGCTATCGGGGGTGTACTGAGCCAATTCGTTTTGAAGGCTCGTCATCTCTATTTGCAGTCCGGGTGTGGCTTGACCCTTAAACTGATTGTACGATTGGACACGGCCCATAAAGCCACCGTCGATGGCCGCATCGTTTTCGGATTTCACATAATCAATCATCGCGTTGATGTCTGACATGGCCGTAGTTATGCCGTCCTTGTCGGCTTCATAAGTTGCTTCGATGAAGCCACTACTTTCATCGCCAGCTACTACGGCTACTTTGTTGTCGGATGTCGTGAACATGGAGATGTTGCCTTGCAGCTGATCCATGAGGTCAGCGGGCATATCAGCAATGAGTTGATCTATTAGGTTTGATCCTTGCTCGGCCATAGAAAATGCTCTCGCGTTTTCTGAGCTCAAAGATATGTGGAACGGCTTTTCGTTTCCGTTGTACGTTCCTGTAGGCTGGCCCGTTCCATCGGCGTAATCATATTGCAATAGCTGCGACCCACTTAGGCGGCTGCTGAACTTGCTTGTCGTAGAGTAGCCGTAATCTCCCTCTACGTTGCCCGACGTAGATGCCGTATCGTCTCCGGCGCCACCTTCCTCTGATGTTTCAGAGCTTGTGTCATTGGCAGACACAGAAGACAAAGCGCTGCTGCCGTTGTCATCATCACTGTCGTTCATTTTTGCAAGCATCTGGGCGGCTGATGTAGAGCTACCACCAGAAAAAATAGACTTCCCGTCCGTTGTGAAAATGCTGCCGTCACCATCCTTGTCAAGAAAGTTGGTGGCGACACCCAGAGCTACCTTGCCGCCGATGTAGGCCACAGGATTGGCGACCATAGCAATCACGTTGCCAACCGTTTTGAAAACACTGTCGTGACCAGTAGTCACTGACTGCCCCGTATTGTCGTCAACAAGCTGACCGTTGACGTAGCTTTTGCCGTCAAAAGGAGTAGTGCTGTTAGCTGTGTCTTGGTAGGAAGTGTTTTGATTAACTCTTACACCGCCGTCTTTGTAAAGTATGCCGCCCTCGTAATACATCCCATCGTTGGGCGTGAAGGTGTTGGCAAGATTTTGACGAACCGAGTTAGAGCTTTCTTCTGAGCTAGAACCACCGCTGCTTTTATTAGAGCCGCTGCCACTATTAGAAGTGGATGTATAGGTCTTCGTGCTGCTGTCGTAGACCTGACCTTTTTCAGCGTCGCGCTTCTTGGCGAGATCGTTGACCTCTTTGGTCCACTCTCCACCGCTTGCCTTTAGGGCGTCGTTCAAATCTTTTTGAGTGTTGAACTCACGCAAGCCTGTGTATGGGTTTGTGGTTCCGGCCCCGATCCGCTCAAGAAGAGCCACCTCTTCCGGCATGACGTGCACGAGCTCACTGTCTCCATTCCGGCCCTTGTCCGACATAGATCGAGCGATCTTGTGCATCTGTTCAGATGAAAGTCCATGTGCCATATTGCAGAGCCTCTATTAAACGTTGGTGATGACTGCCGCCAAAGTAACCTCGATGTCAGTAAGCGAGCTCTGAGAAGTCACCTCAAATGCAATTTCACGAGACGTAGTGGTAGCGTCGATAGCGATTGAAGCTGACAAGTTTTGCTCAGTAAGACTTGAGCTCACAGGCACTACATCCCCGGCGTTGATGCCGTTGATTTTCATCTGAATGTTTGCTGTGCCACTTGTGGACTTGGCGGCAATAGCGTCGATACGAACGTTTTGTTTGAACGCACGTGTAATAACGTAGCTACCGTTAGCAATTGAGCCCGTGCTCTGATAAAAGAAACTGCGCGTAGCAAACGTTGACGGCAACTGAGCAATAGGCAAACGGCCCGTAGCGTCTAGCCCAGCTACGCCTTCGGCTGCACCGATGTAGGTTTTTGGAACTACGGCTGTAAAATCTACGTCTGCAAATTCCAACCCACCGCCCGTAGAGTTAATGCGTAAGAACTGTAGAGCGTTAGTCGTAGCAAAAGCCGGGATACCTGTATCCGGGCTTGTGAGCAGCCAACCTGTTCCGTTGTAGAACTTGAGAACGTTGGGGCTTGCGGCTGTGTCAACCCAGAAGTCTCCCGCGTTGGCGCTTGTCGGTTCAGAAGATGACACGTAAACGCGGCCACGGTTTGCAAGAAGATCAGTTATCCCATCCACTTTAGACTGTGGAATTTCGGCGTCAGTTATTGCCAGCTTCCCGAACGGAATAAAGCCATCGGAGTTGGTGAACTTATCTTCTGTCATAAGGCCAGAGACGCGAACCTGAGATGTATCTTCGACGATGATGAATGTAATCAAATCGTCAAGAGCCATAGCAGAGGTGAACGTGATCGTAGAGTTCGCAGGCTGTTGTGTGTAGTCGTGCGTACCGCCAGAGCGTTGAAGCACGCCATTTCGATACACAAGAACTTGTTGATCTGCCGTGTGGACAAACGGGAAAACCGCTTGCGATGCACCCGCAAGTACGTCTTCGCGTTGATACCCGCTGTCGTTCGACGATTGAACTTTATAAAGAGTTACAAGATCGTCTGCATCAGTAGCCGTAGACAGGACCACAGTGTTTGCTGTCGCGTCAGTTGTGTACGTGTTCGTCGCTTGTAGTGCGCCGTTCAAGTAAACAACAATAGCATCTGTAAGTTCGTGTAGGAACGAAAAGCTGGTTGTGCCAGTTGGATAAGCGATGTCACCGTTATCATCAGCAGAGTTCACAACAATATCTTGGCGAGCGGAAAACAACGGAGCACCGATTGTACCTACGTCCGAACCACTTAAACCACGGATTTGCCCCGCCGTAGCAAGCTGCTTCCACCCTTGCTCAGTCTCAGTGTAGGCGCCAACCCTGTATTGAAGACCTAGCGTCGTGTCGTTGCGGAGTTGAACAGGCGCATCGAAGTTGCCTTCACCATCAAACAACTTCTTCATTAACTCAGCTAGAGTGCTGTCTCCAAGCTCGGCAGAGTTCAAATACCTTACGATATTTTCTACATCTGCGCCAATGTTACCAGAGCTCGTGTGATTTCCGGGGTATAAGACCTTTAAGCGGGCCATGGTTATCTCTCCTTGTGCATTAAAAAGGCGAACGAAATTACTGTAACGTCGCTTGCGGTGTCTGCTTCTTCCGTTCTGAACCTTAGGCGCACACCACGAAACAGATGGTTGAACGGAAAAGTATAATCTGAGCTCAGCGGAGCGTCGCCCCAATGCGTGTCGCCTTCAAGTCTATCAAGGTTTACTTCTATCGAGCCCATCGGCCTGTCGCTTTCGTCCATTGCGTCGATGAAAAAGCGGCCTTTGCCTGACGCTTGTAAGATGAGCGTATGCGTTCTTTTCGTTCCGACGAAATCACCAAGCCACAAGACGGGTGTCTCAGCGACCATAGGAGAGCGGCGCAAGTCAGCGAGCCCTGTGTCCTGAGTTACAACCCTATCGGTGGCTTCATATACGCCATCGGCTGTGCCAAACATTAACCTCCCGCCCAAGAACGTTCCGCAACGTGGCAGGAGCGTATCGCCAAGCTGGAAGTTGCGCATTTCATATCCAGCGCGAAAGTTCATGCTAAGCCGCTTGGTGTGCGTACCGCCCGGACGGGGGAAAAAGATGTGATAGGTTTGGGTGTCCTGATCGTAAACGGCAGAGATCATCGAGGGATTAGGGGTAGTCTTCACGAGCTCCTGATACAATGGCTCGACTTCATCAGACAAAGATGCTTCCGCAATAGTGATGCCGTTTGCTTCGCTACGCATAATTGAGTGCACGCCTCGCCTTGAACAAAACAAAAGGTCAGACCCAGCATTAGAAATAGTGTTGTGAGATATACATCCGATGCGTAGGTTGGCGCGGCTGTCGAGTTGCCATTGCTCAAAGTCTGGGTCGATTATGTAGACGAGCGTTTGGTCCTTGGTGAACACGGCTAAGCGGTTCGCCTCGAAAGTACCAAGACCTGTGATCTGGTCGGCAGTACCGATGAGGTTGGAAATGTCGATAAAGCTGGCGCGCGTAACTTCTTCCGTCGGGGCTTCCTCGGAAAGAAAGATGTCCGGGTTGTCTACGCGGCTGAACTCAATCGTTGTTGGCCTGTCTTTAAAGCCAGCTACGGCTAAGCGTCGTTGGATCGGCACTCCGAAGCTGGGCTTTATAGAAGCTGTAGACGTAGAGAACTCAAAACCGTCGTAGCGATACATGCGCGTATCAGCAGAGAATATGTGCACCTTGCCCTTAAAGTTCGTCATTGTGACGATGGCGTCTTTGGGGAAAGCCCCGTCGATACGGTGTCCTCTATCTGAGGCAAGGTGCGTACTAGCTGCATCCTCTTCCGCGAAGATCACACCCTCACGATTGTAGAAGCGCAGCGACTTTACGGGAAAGCGGTTGGAACCCGTATGTAAAAAGAATTTAGGATCGCGTATTAACTGCCCACGATAATCGACATAACAGTTGTCGAGACGCCAAAAGTTTTGCTCCTTCTGGCGCTCCATAGCAGCAATGTCACGGCTCCTGTCGATACCACGAAATCCGTAGTAAGTCGTAGCCTGACTGTTAATAGCTATAGGAGCGTAGGCTAGTCTCGACATTTATCGGTACGCCTTATTGCTGTATTCAATCGGCTTAACTGAGTAACGCACGTTGCCGTCTTGGCGAGTAAGAAGAATATCGGTCATCAACGCCTGATACAGTTGCAAGAACATGACGGCCTTTTCGGAGCCCTGCTGAATTAAATAGTGAGCGGTTAGCCCGTCTATCATTATCATGTCGGGTATGGCGCGGAACTCAGTCGGGTCGTTGTAGTAGTCAAGGTCGCCGCCGTTCCAGTAAGGATGCTTCCGAACGTCCTCGATAACCCGGTTGGCAAGCTCAATCATCATCATCATAACTTCACCGTCGATGCGGGACGGAGAGAAATTGCCCGCACGCACAAGGGCAGAGCGTACAAGGTCTTCGAGTGGAGAAAACTTTTCCTTACCCGCAACGAATGGTTTTTGTACGCTCGCCTCAGCCATCAGTCATCCTCGCATGGTATAATTCTTCCAGACCAAATATGATGGTGCATCATCGCCAATTGCTTGTATTCGCGAGGGATGCGCCAGTGAACATAAGCGCGTTCTGCGTCCCAACGTCCGGCTACTTTTACATCGTCGTTAATCATAAGATCGAACGCACCATTCTCTACGTCGGCAGACACAAAGAATGCGAACTCATCCGGCGCCTCATTTTTTGGAGCCTTCTTCTTTTTTGCGGTCATGCTGGGCGTAGGCTTCTTGGGCGCTTCGTCTTCCCACGCTTCATTCACGTCTGGCGTAGACGGGTCATCAGCCTTTAGCTGACCTGTAGGTGTGCGTGCTCGTTTGCGTGTCATCGTGAACTCCAAAATCAGTTATGAGCTATTTATGAATGGTTGCAGGGGTTCTGTCGTCCCAAATGAAAAGAGGGCCGCCGAAGCAGCCCCCTTAAACATAGTACGCGTAGCTGATGGAGAATTAAGCTACAGCGTTCCAGTTTTTCACGTAGGTGTGAACTTTGTCTTGCATCATTTCGAGCCCACACTCTGTGAGGTACTCGTGCTTGACCGCATCCTCGTCCGCGCTCTGACGATCACGTAGAAGCGCCGTGTCACGACCTTCCATGTAACGGTACTTGAGATACGGGAAGTCAATAATGACAGCAGCATTTTCCATGCCCGGAACCTGACGGAATTGCGGGTGCAAATGCACCATCAAATCACCAGCGAACGTGGAGTATTGCGTCAAGTTTACGCCGTAGCTTCCCTGCACAGTTTCGGGAGACCAACGGTCCTTACCGAATTTCTGCAAGTGGCCTGCTACTTTAGCACCACAGAACATGATCTTCTGCTTGGAGCCGAAAGCGAAAACGTTTTCGATCAATTGACGATCAAAAGTGTCCTCGTTCATAACACCAGAAGCAGTAGAGCGGTCGATCACGTTGGAAATCTGAGTAGTCAGACCGCCTGTGAAGCGACGTGGTTGAGCCGTAGAGCCATTACTCTCATGCAGCTTTCCAAAGAACATAGCGCGTTCAATGTCTTGCATGTGCATCTTGAGAGCTTTAGTCGCCATCTCATCTTCTTTGTCGCCTGTACGCAGATTAGTCGCACGTAGCGTTTCGGTAACTTTAAAAGCTGTCCGAAAAATCTGTGTATAGTTCGAGGCTACTGACGCGTCGAATGATACGCCTGTAGGAGATGAAGCCCCTTCTTCAAAGGCTGAGCCTGAGATGAAGAGATTAGCGTCGTCAGCAATAGTGTGTGACGTGCCGCCAATGTTACGCTCAACAGTCAGAGCCGTAGCACTACTATCAGCAGTACAGCGCATGACTTCGCCTGTTGTTGCATTGACCAAGATGGTCCCTGCGACAGCAAACAAGTTGTCGTTCCCAGCAGACACAGTGATAGAAGTCGTAGAGGCAGATGATACCGCTCCGTCAACAATCAGTTTGCGCTCTGGGAGTTCGTCACGAAAATTTTTAAATTCCGGATCATCAGTGGCTTCCGAAGAAGTCATTGATAACAGAGCATTCAGCGGTGCATTGCCATTTGGTTCGAGCAGCGAATATAATTCGCGGTAGTTTTTGGGGCGAAAGTCCACGCCAAACGTGCCTGTGCCCCGAAGTCCTTGAATACCAGCCATTGTGCTAGTCCTTTCTGGAAGGGTTACAATTTGTCGAGGGTCATCAAACGTAGCGCCGGAATGTCACGTCGTTGCATCTTTAGTCCCGTTGTACCCGACGCTTCCGAGCCGTAGCGCTGGCCGAGTAACTTAATTATGCACACGGGAAAACTCTACGTCGTCCCGCGTGCATAAATTTCTTAACCGAAGTTATTATTCTTATTCAGAGTAGCCGCCGTCAGCCTTGCAAGAGTTTGATCCCCGGCTGGTTTTGACGCTTGAGATGCGGGTCCGCCCGACTGAGACTTGAGGAAAGCCTCTCTACGTGACGCCATCTGCTGTAGGCGCGCAAACTCTGGCGTATTCTTCTGGTTCTTGAAATCACCGACAACTTTCTGAGCCAGCCCTGCATCCGCGAAATCCTCGATGGTGTAACCGCGTTCGCCCGCGTAGCGCATAAAGTTCTTACCATCCTCGTCTGGAAGACCAGCCGCTTGTTGCGCGCGATCCAAGTTGTTCGAGATCGTTTGCTGGATTACTT